CACGCGTACTTCCATAACCCAAAGTATCTCTGCTTCATTGTGCTGACGCAGTCATGCGACCTCGTCATGCGCGATGGTGCTTGCAAGGCCAGGCAAATTGGTCTTGGGGTCGTGCGATCTCTGGACGAGATTCTGAGCGATAACCTTGCAGAGTTGTGTGGGACCGGATTTCCCGGAGTCTATCGTCAGAACGCCCGTGTGGCAGCCCAACAGTTCCTTGAAAGAGTGCTCAATCAAAACGAGCAAGCACACGGTCTATTCTACCTGCACCCTGACGCTGATGTGGGCATCGCGGTTCCGGCCGTTGCTGTGTTGCGCGTAAGTATCGCGTTGCGTGCGCGCGAACACTACAAGACTTTGCAGGAAGCCCGTCGGGGTTGCCTCGAAACCGAATACCGGAACAAACTTGGTTGGCTGACAGGAAATCTATACGCGCGAGTAGACACGACCGACTGGGCCGACCACGAAGGCGGGAGGGATGCTGCAGATAATCTGATGCGTGAACTCTTGGACGGAACCGGCGCGCAAGAGCAAAATGTTTGGGTGCCGGACTCGTGGCTGGATGTCGCCAAGGCACGAAATGTTGATCTTCAGTCTATACCTCGCAACCGAGTCTACACCACACTTGAGCCCCTGGCTCCGCCTCTGCCACTCACCACTGCAATCGAGAGGGTGAAGTACTTTGCGACACGACTGCTCAACGATCTAAACGATGCCCAGCTCCAACGGCTGATCGAATTGGCGAAGGCCGACACGGTGTGTCCATTGCTCATGGCACAGGTAGCCGTCCGTGTTGCTCGCAGCGTCATGGGTGCCATCGGCGAACAGCTGACCGCTTTACACGACCGAATGCCAGCAGATGCCCGCATGAGCGAATCAATGGCAACCCAGGTTTCGCAGGCAATCACGCGGCTAAAGAGTCGGAGGGGTCCGCGCCAGAAGTGGAAGGAAAAGGCTAGCAAGGTATCGAACCGGGTAGAATCGGCTGGATCGCACAGCAACGGATGGGACTGCAATGAACCGGAAAGGATCGGCCGGAACGGATCGAGGTGCAAGGCAACGGCCTGAACGGGAACGGGTGGGAGCGGACCGGCAGGATTGAAGCGGACTGCAATGAATCGCAATGCAGGGGAGAGGAGCGGAGCGGCCGGAGGGGATGGGATTGTAGTGACTTGAAACGGATCGCACTGAACCGAATCGGATAGGATTGCAGCGACTGAAGCGGATTTTTCCCCTTCCATCTTGACAATCGCCCCACACTTCCCCGATAATACGGGATAGAGTGTGGCCGGGATTACGCCCGGCAACCCGCGAGACTTGACACGGCTCGTAGTTCCTTCGGGGACTGCGGGCCGTTTTTTTTGCGCGCCCGAGGCCGCATGAGCAAACTGACGCGAGTAACCGAGTACGTTTCCGGCTCCACTTCGCTCAAGGTGGACAAGGAAAACCACGCGATCAAGGGCGTCAAACTCATCGGAAACGTCAGCAAAAACAACCGCCGCTATCCCAAATCCGTCCTCTCCGAAGCCAAAAGCAAATACACGAATCGCGAAGTCAATGTCGATCATCCCGCCAACGGCAACCTTGAACGTCGCGTGCGCGATCGGTTCGGTTGGATTACCGACGTTTACGAGCAAGATGACGGGCTTTTCGGCACGGTGCATTATCTGGAATCGCACCCAGAAACGCCGATGATTCTGGAAGCGGCCGAACGCAATCCGGCGCTATTTGGGATGAGTCACGTAGCCGATTGCCGCGAACGCCGCGAGAACGGCGAAACGGTAGTCGAGTCCATCGAGCAAGTTTTCTCCGTCGATCTGGTTGCCAACCCGGCCACGGTCAACTCACTATTCGAGTCGCAGAGACAAGCCATGAAAACCTACAAGCAGGTTCGCGAGTCGCTTCCCGCCGGCAGCAAGGCCCGGAAGTTCTACGAGCAGATGGACGAGGTTGGCATGATGCCCGCCGATGCCGAGGCACCGGCCGAAGTCGCCGCCGCTCAGTCCCCGGAAGAGGCTTTGGCCGCCGGGTTCCGGGCCGCGATCATGGCCATCGTCGATGATGCATCGATGGACCTGGCCGCGAAGAAAAAGAAAATCGGCGAACTGCTCACCATGCAGGACAAAGCCACGGCCGAACCGGAAGCGCCAACCGAGGCGGCCGGTTCCCAGGGCGAGATGAGCGACGAGGAAAAGAAGGAAGAGGAAGAGAAGAAGGAAGAGGCCCGCAAGCTCACCGCCAAGAACCTGACGCTCGAAAAGGAAAACAAGGCGCTCAAGGTTTGCCTGGAATGCGGCATCTCGAAGCCGACGCCGGTCCAACTGAAAGCCTTGATCGGTCTCGACACGGACGCCGAGATGAAGACGCTGGCGGAATCCTGGAAGCCGGTCCATCGCGCCCAGTCGCCCAAGAGTGCCGCCCCGATCACCGAAAGCCGAACCGACGACAAGCTCCCTGACGATCCGGCGGAGCGCCGCCGTCGCCAGGTCGCGTAGTTTTCACGGAGATGACCAATGAACGTTGTTCAGACCATCGAGACCTACCAAAAGCGAAGCGACCTGGTGTTCTTCGACCACTTCACCAATCTCGTGACTGGTGATTTGTGGACCACGTTGGTAGCCGATACCACGCCGACGGTGACGATTCCCGACGTGCGCGGCGGCGTTGCTCGGCTCTTCACCGATACGACCGACAATAACGAGGTCGCGATTCGGACCACGGCGGAGCTGTTCAAGCCTGCCGCTGGGAAACCGCTCTGGTGTGCCGGCAGCATCCAGTACAGCGAGAACGACACCAACAAGGCCAACGTCGCGTTCGGGTTCATGTCGGCTTTGGCCGCAAACACGATTGCCGACAACGGCGCGAACATCCGGGCTTCCGGCTCGGTGTTCATGATCTACAAATTGGACGGCGCGACCGTCTGGCGATGCCACTCCCGGAACGGCTCGGACTCGACCGATACGGCATCGACCGTGACGGCAGGCGGTTCGACGGCGCAGATTCTGGAAATCTTCATTAACGACTTCAGCACTACCCAATGTTCCGTCTGCTTTAAGGTGGACGGCTACTACCTGACCGATTCCGACGGCCGCCGAATCGTCCATCGCGTCGCCTACGCTTCCAACACCGAGATGAATTTCGGCATCTATGTCAAGAGCGGCGGCGGAGCGGGCGGCGAAACGTTGGATTGCGATTGGGTAGCGGCGGGGCAGGCGCTCTAACAACCCGAACGGCGTGGCCGGAATTACGACCGGCGTGGCGAGCAAGTGACGCGCTCGCGCAGAGCAATTCTGCGCGGGCGTTTTTCGTTTAGCGAGGCAAACCAATGGCGACTCCGAATTACAAGGCGCTGATTCGCACTTTCGAGCAGACTCATGAGCAGCATGGGCCTCGCGTGCTGGAGGAAGACCTGAAGGCACACTTCAAGGACAAGACGCTGCGGCCGTCCGACTTCGATTTCGGCCGGCTCTTCGAGGCATGTTTTGGGTTCTCGGAGTTCCAAGAGTGCCGCAACTCAAAGAAGCTGGCATGGAACGTGATGGAAGCGGCCGGTGCCGTCGCCACGACCGCTTTCCAACAGATTTCCGGCCAAATCGTCTACCAACAGGTGAAGGAAGAATACGAGTCGCCGGACTACATTTTCTCGCGGCTCATCCCGGAGCGCCAGTCGGCGTACAGCGGCGAGAAGATCGCTGGCATCACCGAGATCGGGGACGAGATCACCGAACGCAACGAGGGCACCGAATACGCACTCGCGGGGGTCGGGGAGACCTGGCAGCACCTGGCGGAAACCAAGAGCCGCGGTGCTCGCGTGCTCCTGACTCGCGAGGCGGTTTTCTTCGACCGGACCGGCCAGCTTTTGCAGCGGGCGGCGGCGGTGGGCAAGTCGCTGGCCATCAATCGCGAAAAGCGAGCGGTGGATTGCGTCATCGACGAGAACGGCGGCGCGAAATCGGCACTCGTCGGCGGCCACCGCTACCACTTCCTGAACAACTCCATCGCGACCTACGGCGACAATTCCGGCAACCACGATTGGGACAACCTCGCGGCGTCCAACGGGCTGCTTGATTGGACGGACATCGACGCGGCGGCTCAGCTGCTCAACGGCATGACTGACCCGTTCACCGGCGAACCGATTGTGTTCAAGGCGCGGCACCTTGTCTGCGCCCAACAGCTCGAAGAGGTTGCCAAGCGGATTGTCAACGCAACGCTGATCCGGGTTGCGACTCCCGGCTACGCGACGACCGGCAACCCGACCGAGACCGAAGTGGTCAACCCGTTCCGGAACAGTTTCGAGGTGGTGACCTCGCCTTACGTCGCATCCCGGCTCGGCACGGATACCAGTTGGTTCTACGGCGATCTCGCCAAGGCGTTTGTCTACGTCGTGAATTTCCCGATGCAGACGAAGCAACTGGCGGGCGGAACGCAAATCGAGTTCGACCGGGACATTGTGCTGCAATACCGGGCCGACGACATGGGCAACTACTCGACTTTGGAACCCCGGTGCATGGTGAAATCGACGGCCTAATACGGAGTCCTCAATGGCGACTGAACGCATCCAAATTGAAGGCCAAGTTGGGCCGCTGGTTCCCCAAAGCGACGGGAACAAGCAGGCGTATCCCCGCTACGGCAAGACTGGCGAACTGATCGTCAGTGCGGGGCTGCCGAAATACTACGAGCTGGTTTCGCGCGGCATGTGTTACATGTCGTCAAACCAGGCCGAGGTCACCTTTGGCACGGCGCTGACTGCCACGGCGGTAACGCACACGATCTACAACCCGCAAGGGTCGTCGGTCAACGTGGTGCTCTTGCAGTGCGCAACCACAATTCGCACCTGCTCCACTCCCGGCCACCTGGTCTACGCGGCGAACGTGAACAACAACGCGGTTGCACCGGCGACGAATACCGAGCTGATTATCCGCAACGCCAAGCTCGACCTGAGTGCCGGCTACGCGAAGGCATACTCGGCGACGACTCTCCCGGCGGCTCCGGTTGCGGTGCGGTCGTTCGGGGCGACGATTACGGCGGCCGGGGTAGCTCCGATGATCGACTACATCGACGGGGCGATTATCCTGGGGCCGAACACCGCAATCACGGTGCAAGGCATTACGGTCGTCGGCACGGGCATCATCAGTTTCTTCTGGGCGGAAATCCCGATCTAGCGAGGGCGGTATGGCACAGGCACAGTTGGAACGCGAATGCAAGCGGCTGAATAGCTATCGGGTCAAGCATCCGATGGTGGGCGCTCAGGTGGTGAAGGCTGCGACGATCGAGGAGGCGAAGGTCGAGGCGCTTCGCAAGAAGTTCCCGACCGAAAGCCAGAGCGAGGATTGGCTGAAGGCGATGCTTGCCATGCCGATTCGGGTTGCGGCACTTCCAGACTCAAAGACCTTGCATGCGGAAACCGAAGGCGGCCCTCCGGTATCTCGCGGTGCTGACGAGAAGGCGAAGGCAGCCAAGGCCGCGCTCAAGGCGCGCGTCGAAAAGATGAAGCAATGAAAGAAATCACCATCACGGTAGACGAGCACGGGCGGTTGAGTCTGAAGGCTAACGTGGACGTGCCGACGCTCGTTTACCTGCTCGCAAAAGCTCAGGCGAAGGCGCTCGAGGACCGGCAGGAACAGAGGTCGGGGATTCTTGTGCCGACGCCGGTTGTCAACGGACCGTTGCGCCAAGCATGACTACCACGCTCGAAAGGCTGATTACCACTCGCGACAATTTGCTCGCGCAGATCGAGACTGAATCGGCCAGTCCCAAACCCAGCTACAGCATCGGCGGACAAAGCGTGTCGTGGACCGAATGGTGGACCGCGATGCTTGCGAACGTCGAAAAGCTGGACAAGTTGATTAGCTCGGCGGCGCATCAGGGAATCGTGGAAGTCCGGCAGACCGTGTATTAGGTGGGTCATGGACCTGGCAGCCGCGATTGCGAACGACGGCAGGAAGTTTGACAACACGGAAACGGTGGTACACGTTAGCGCCAACGCCAGCGGCGACGTGCGAACGACGGTGCTGTACGTCCTCGCCGAGACGATAGGCGAACGCGAAGTCGGCGGGGGGTTCCAGAGCAACGACACGATATTCCATATGCCGGTTTCGTCGGTAACGAACCGGCCAAAACCGGAAGACCGGATCATCCGCAACGAGCATACTTCGGCTGAAGAGGTCTGGCGGATTATCGGGGACGTGCGGCTAGAAACGCTGGAAACTCGTTGGCGGTGCGTAGCGAGGCGGGAACGTGACTGAGACGATTACCTTCGGCGAGTTGAGCGATTGGTTTAACCGGCTCAACGGCGAGCTAGAAGGTATGTCGTTTCGGCCGGCGCTCGAGCAGTGCAAGCTGATTGCGATTGCCGACGTGCGGATGAACTTCGTGAATCAGCACGACCCGGACGGCAACCCCTGGCAACCGCTGAAGATGCGAAGGCCGCGCGGCGGGAATCAGGTATTGCGGGATCGCGGCATACTGATGGCGAGCACGGGGGCAGCGGATAATGCGGCGTCGGTGGAGAGGATTACAGACACGACGCTGGAAGTCGGTACGAATCTGGAATACGCCGGGATTCATCAGCGTGGCGGGACGATCACGGCGAAACGCGGAAAGTATCTGGCAATCCCGGCAACGGCAGAAGCACAGGCGACGCCAGCGCGACAGTTTCCGGGAAAGCTTCGGTTTATTCCAACGCGGCGGGGTGGAGTGTTAGTCGGGGCCGGCGAGAGAGGCAACCGGCAGGGCAAGATTCAATACGTGCTCGTTCCGAGCGTAACGATTCCGGCTCGGCCGTTTCTTGGATGGAACGAGGACACGTTGCGAAAGTGCGACGAGGCGATCACGGCCTACGTCGTTCAGAAGTTGAGCGAGAGCTGAGATGGCACTGACGGCGGTTCACTCTGACTGCATTGACGCCGTGCAAGCCGCGATTCAGTCGATAGGACTTACGGGGCTGCCGAACGACCAGGTGTATGCGTTCAAGTTCCCGTTCGACCGCGAGAGCATGGGATTACGGTTTCCGGCGGTCCATGTTTCGTTGCCGTTTTCGGAAGTCGAGCAGGTTCTAGGCGGGACGAACGAGCGGGACGATTGGGGTTATCCGGTTCTTGTGACGATTGTCACCCTGAGCAATCAAAGTACGGCGATCCCGGTGGACGTGTTGAACTGGCGGCAGAACATTCGCAAGAAGTTCCACAATCAGCGGTTGAGTGCCGTTTCGGCGGTCTACACCTGCAAGGTTGAGCCGCGAGCGATAGTGGATTTGAGTTTGTTCGGCGATAACTACGACGTGAGTTACCTTTTAGTGCGGTGCATCACCCGCGAGGCGAGGAGTTGACCATGTTCACAGTGTCGATTTCAGGCCTGTCAGCGGAAACCTTCGCCGACGGTGAGTTGGTGGAGTTGAAAGGCAAGTCGAGCGGCATTCCGGTTCGCGTTGTGGACGAGGCATCGGCGGTTCACGCCTACACGTTGAAGCACCCGCAGGCGAAGCGGCTGTTGCGGGAAGGCCAGTCATTCACGGTGCAACACGATAAGCCGGTTGTCGTGCAGCCAGTCGAGCCGGAGATTGTTCGCGTGCAAGAGGCGGAGGAGTAATGCGATACCGAATTTCCATCGGCGAGCTGCCGGTTGAAACCATCGCGGACGGCGATTCCTACGCCGATCTCGTGCCAGACGAAAACGGCCTGGACCGGATCGTGCAGAAGTTCGTCAAGAGCCGCGAGACGGCGTGGGACGCCTATAAGCAGCTGTACCCGGAAGCGCGGAAGCTCAGACGCGCCCAGGTTGCGGTGACGATTGAAGAAATCGAATAGCGTGGCCTGACAGCCAGGCGGTAGGGGACGTGACGCACCCTGACGGGTCTTCGGACTCGGCAGGGTGCTTTTTTTATGCGCGGAGGTGAATCATGGCGGCCGGAATGGGAACCTTCGCACAGTTCGGCGTGGATGCCAGTTCCGTTACTTCAACGGAAAAGTACGAATTCACGTCGTTGACAATGACGTTCAACGACCAGCTTTTCAACGCCGAGGGCATCCGGGGTTCGCGCTCCCAGCACAGCGAACGAACCCGGCAGAACACCAACGCGCCACGGTTCACCGTTACGATGCAGCCGAACTCGGTGGAGTTGGACGCATGGCTGCCGCGTATCCTGGGTGCAGCGGAAGCGGCTGACGCCTTCGCGCTTGCCGAAACGGTGCCGACGTTCGTGTCCAACATCGACGCGGTGACCAAGCGGTATCACTTCACCGGCTGCAAAGTTGCCCGTGCCGTCTTTCGGGCGACTCAGGGCGGTCCGCTGGAGTTGACGCTGGACGTGGAGGCGTTGTCGGTTGCGGAATCGGCGACGACGTTCCCGACGCTTTCAGTTTCCACGATTGGCCCCTATATGTTCGCCAGCGACACGGCGAGCGGTCTATCGGTCGGCGGGTCGGCCTACCAGTTCTTTGACGTGCAAATCGAGATTGACAATGTACTGGATACCGGCCGTTTTCTGAACAGCGCAACGCGAGTCAGCTTGCCGGAACGGGACCGGCGGATAATCTGGACTTGGGACGGCCCGCACGGGGATAACTCGGCTTTGTTCGGACTCACGGCGTCTGGCGTCGCGAGTTCGGCGACGTTCACCAACGGCAACCGGTCGGTGGTGTTCGCATCAACGACGGTTAGCTACCCCCGCGAGTTCCCGACGATTAACGGCCGCGAAGAAGTCCGCCTGCCGCTGGTAGGTCAAGCGCGAGCACACAGCGGAACGAATCTTAATGAGTTTGCGGTGACGAACGATTCGAGCGGTTAGGGAGTGCCAATGTCTCAAATGTCTGCCTTTATCTGGGATGACGGGTACACGCTGGACGGGTATATTGCGGCGGTTCCGCGCTTGCACCCGGAAGTACGGTTTACGTTTCGGCCGGTGCTCTACGCGGGGCGGCAGGCGTGGGCGCGGCAGATGAACAAGACTAGCGACGCCGACGGCGACACGAAATGCTCTGTCGAGCTGATTTGCAAGCACGTCAAGAGCTGGGAATTGAAACACAATGACGCCGAAGTGGAGATCAAGCCGGACACGGTAGCGCGGCTGCATCCTCAGATTCTTCACAAGATGCTTGACATCGTGCTCGGTTACGCGCCGTCGGAGGAGTTGAAGGACGTAAAAAACTAATCGAGGGGGTGCGGCTGGCAATGTTGCACCCCGATTGGGCGGCGGTCGATTGCCGCACCTGCCTGAGATTCGTGCTCGATAAACACGGCGACATGACCTATCGCGGCAAGGTTCCGCAGCGGCGGCCGAAAGAGTCCTGGCCGCCGTGCCACGAATGCCCCAAGGTTCCGGCGGCGATCCGCAAGAAGGTTACGCAAGGATACCGGCCAGGCTATTGGGACGCGACGGAGTTGAGCGAGCGGAACCGGGCGGCGTGGCACCACTATCAGGAATGCGCGGCGGTAGGCGAGTTTCCTGACGACCCGATAGTCCGACGGAACGCGGCGCTGCTTAGGAATCTGGAAGCCGAAGCCGAGCGGCATTTCACGACGGAAACCATGCTGGCGATGTTTAAGGGCATGACGACGACTAGCGCACCAACTCCCCAGCCGAGGGGCAAAGTGATTCGGGGGCTGTAATGGCCGAACGCGAAGTAACTGTACGAATGAAGGTCGTCCCGGACAGTAAATCGTCGCGGGACGTGGAGCAGTTGCAGCGGCGGCTGACGCAGGGGACGCAACATCAATCTGCCGCCGAGCGGGCTTTGTCACGCGAGGTGGAGCGCACCAACGCCCTACGCCGGGTCGATTCATCCCCAGCGATGCAGCGGGCGAACCGCGAACTTGACGTTGCGATTCAGAAGCAGCGCGAACTTAACCGGCTACAGCAACAAGGCGGAGCTGGAGGCGCAGCCGGCGGTTCAGGTGGGATCGGTGGCGGACTTGGCGGATTGGGCCGGGTAGCTGGTGGATTTCTTGCCGTGGGGGCGATTAACCAGCTTTTTCGCAACTTCGGCGAGATGAGCCGGATTGCGTCCGCCGAGTTGCCAGGTGCCGAAAAGCTGGCGCAAATCGCAGGCAAGATTCCGCTAATCGGCGGCATTTTCGAGGGTATCACCCGATTTCTTGTGGGGTTCGATACTGGCCTACGGACAATGCAAAACCTGGAAATTTATCGGCAACTTCAAGCTGGCACGGCCGTGGCCGAGGCAAAGTTCTCAGGCAGCGTGCAAGCCGCTCGCGACGAATTTGAGCACAGAATGCGCATGCGGAGCATTCCTAGTGCGGCATTGGAGCGTGCTCGCCAACTTCGCGAGGCTGGATTTCTTGGCATGGAGCGCGGAGATGAGATCGGAAGAGCGTCGTGTAGGGAAAGAGTGTAGATCTCGGTGGTCGCCGTATCATTAAAAAAAAAA